AGTGGCACTGGCGGATAGTGATTACTGCGTAACTGAATTGCTACTGACTGGCGAATGTCAACGACATTCTCCACTAAGTCGTGCGCTAGATTGCTACCCATTTGCTGTCTCCTTTACTAGATGTTTGTGGTCTTCACACTCTTTGAGTGTGTCTTCGTCTGCTTCACTTGTGTTATTGCATGAAGAACAGAGTTCGTTCTCGCATGTCTCGCACCATTCGAGTGTGTTCAAGGCATCACAGTCTCGGCACTTGTTGTCGTACTCTTCTGTCTCGTCGGCTTCACCATTGGTGAAGACAATGCATCCACCCCAACCAGATTCCTCTTCGTACTCAAGCTCGAGTGTGGCTGTTGGATACTGGCGTGAGAGTTCGAACAGTGCTGAGTGAGGAACACCCCATGCTGTCTCGAACGTATAGCACAGGGTTTTGCCATCTTCATCATGATTCTCATCTCCGAACTTGGCTTCCCACTTCACGCCCCAGTTGCGGATGTTCCAGTTGTACCAGTGGTCACGTCCGTCTTGGTCGTGTGTTACTGGGTTGTCGTAGTAAGCATCAAGGTCGGTGGGCTTGATGATGTTCCAGAATGAGAAAGGTTGTTCAACCTTTTCAATCTTGAGTTCATTGGTGCGCCAGTCGAGATGCTTAGTCTCGTATGGCAGAGATAACTGTGTCTTAATCTGAGCGAGAACCTCTGGTTCCGCGTCGATTGTCAAGCCGTTATACACCCAGTTAGGCATTGTGATACTCCTTTACTTCCGATTGGTACTCAATGAATGAGCCGAACGAATGTTCGTTGCCTGTATCATTGACTGTTTGATTTGTAAAATCAACGACGACAGTGAAGTCACCTAACTCTTCGCCGTCTACGCTGGTGAACAAGCCGAAGCCTGTCTCTGATTGCCATTGGTCACCAATCAGATGCGAGATCGTGATGCGTACACCATAACTTGCATCATCCCAACGTGGCTTGGCTTTATCTAAAGCCAGAGCCAAGTCATCTCGCCAGTTAGTCTCGCCCCAGTGTGAGTAGAGCGTGACGTGTGATTTTTCTGTGTCGTATGTCTTAAAGACATAGTTGATTCGTGCTCCCATTAGATTTCCCCTATCTCTTGCAGGTAATCCACCGCTTTGGTGAATACTTCTTGCCATGAGTTGCCGTCCACCTCTCCGAGCGAGGTGTCATCCATCTTGAGGAACTCTACGAAGTAGGTTGTTCCGCGAGACGCGAACTCATCTTCTTGCCAGTTAAGTTTTACTTTGTAATCCATTGTGTTTCTCCTTCCGAAACGACAAAAGAGGGGACAGCGATTTGCCGTCCCCCCTTAATAAGCACATCTAAAGATGTGCTATCTATGAAGCGTTACTCGTACTCGACGTAGTGCTTGAGTTCTGTGTATTGGTAATACCAATACTCCTTGTCTTTTGTCAACCTTGCATTCTGCAAGACTGTGGTAATCATCAACGTAGTTGATGTGGTTAGCGCAATCATGATTGCGATTAGCGTTCCTGTATCTAGGTACATTACGCGACACTTCCTTTCACTGTGAGGTAAGCCTTTGGCTCAACCTTTGCAATCTCGCTCGAGATGAGCGCGAAGTTTGGGTATGCCTTGAAGGCTGCTAGAATCTGCTCAATCTTCTTTGAAGATTTAGCGGTGTTGGTAGTGATTCGCACCTTGGCAAAGATGCGCTTGTCATCTGGCTTCGACACATGAACGACTCCGTTCTTTACAACGGCTGTCAGTGTCTTAGTTTCAACTGTTCTCATGGTGTTTCCTTTCGTCCATTGCCGACAGATTTTGCCGACCCTTATTCAAAACAAATCTTCGATTTGTTATCAAAGAAAAGACAGGCGCGTAACCTGCGCGGATCATGCGCGAGCTGCGATTTGCCCATCTGCGACGTGCGTAACACCAGCACACAGCCCATGCGTGATGCCCGCTATAGGGCATACACGCCACACACAGGGGCAGACAGGGCATGCCGTACCTGCAGGCTCAAGGTCTGCAGACATACCGAGAAAACACGCTCAGATTTGACATTCGGCTCGAGGTATGAGATGATTCTCCTTGTCGGTCGAGGTGGTCTCGGCTTGAACGAAAGGAAAGCAAGATGATTACAGCATGGACGAAGGATGATTTACTCGTAGACCTACAGGCAGAGGTGCAAGAGGTGAAAGCGTTTTACAACGTGCCTAGCCTGAATCACGTGCCTGACTGTGAGTTGGTTCCCTTGCGCGAGGCTGCGCTTGGTGACCTAGTTCCACTAGGTAAGGGTCGCGTAGGTATCGTGTTCGACCGCGTAGAGAATCGTGGCGTGGTTGAGTTCGCTATCGTGGGCTCCACGCTCCGCGTAGTTATGAAGAGGATTTCGCTATAAGATAGTTCAGCAAGCCCCCGCGCTCAGGTGAGAGTTGCGGGGGTTTTGCCATGCCCAGACGCATTATGCGCGGGCGCGGGCGGGGGAAACCCTGCCCTTTTTTTGTGTCGTCAGCCCTGTGCGACCCCCACCATGTTTAGCCCCACCCCCCCTCCGCCCCCCACTATCACCAAAATAATTTTCACCAGAAACAGTGGCTGACCAGCACTTATAGTTAATTTGCTATAGCTAATAAAAGATTTTTACCAAAAGCCCTTGAAACACGCCGACGCTCTAGACCCCTATATAAGTATAAGGCGAATGTTAATGAGCCTTTAAAAGCGGGCTTAATGCCCGCTAATGATGGTTATATAAGCTTCGCGGGGATACCTCTATTTAAATACTGGTGTACCCCTACAACCCCTGGAGGAAGATTGAGCCAACGTAATCTGACACCAGAGGAAGCTCGTAAAGAACTTATTGATCTGGTAAGACAAGGACGCACCATCGCTGACGCGCTGGTCGTTATTGGTAGGTCTCGCTCCTGGTATGACACCAGTCGCCGAGACGTCCAAGGATTCTCAGCCATGGTTGATAATGCTCGGTTTAGAACTAAAGACCTTGCTACAGACGCTCGGTCTAATCTATCAGACTTTGGTGATTTCTCAGCCAAGTACCTTGGTACTGTAGTCCCACCCCACATGATGAATGTGGTGGATATGTTGGAAGGTAGAGAACCATCCTGGCTCCATGAGTCAATGGTCTACGAGAAAGGGTCGGCGGGTTTATCCCGCCTCTTGGTAAACGTACCACCTAACCACGCCAAGACAATGACGATCACAATTAACTATGTGACCTACCGCATTGTGAAGAATCCCAACATCAACGTCATGGTTATTTCCAAGACGCAAGAGCAAGCTAAGAAGTTTTTGTATGCGATCAAGCAACGCTTGACGCATCCTCGGTATGCAGACCTACAGGCAGCTTTTGGTCCTGTAGATGGCTACAAAGCCACAGCTGACCAGTGGTCGGCAAACAAAGTTTACCTCGGTGGAGACACCAGAGATTCAGACGCCAAAGACCCTACGATCGAAGCGATCGGTATGGGTGGGCAAGTGTACGGAAACCGTGCAGACCTCATTGTGCTAGACGACGTAGTGACGTTGTCTAACGCCAATGAATGGGCTAAGCAACAAGAATGGATTCGCCAAGAAGTTGCCAGCCGTCTACCACCAGGCGGAGGGCAGCTTCTTGTCGTTGGTACTCGCGTTGCAGCAACTGACTTATATAAAGAGCTCCGCAACCCACAGCATTACACCGACGGCATATTGCCTTGGTCATATTTGTCCATGCCAGCAGTGCTTGAGTACGCTGACGATCCAAAGGATTGGAAAACCCTTTGGGAGAAAACAACCGAACCACTCACGGATACTGACGTACCCGACGAGAATGGGTTGTTTGATCGATGGACTGGACCGCGTCTAACGGCGGTCCGAAACGAGGCTGGACCATCTAAGTGGTCTTTGGTTTACCAGAACCTCGATATTGCGGAGAATGCAATCTTCGACCCGATGTGCGTCAGAGGCGCGGTTAACGGAATGAGAAAGTCGGGTGCTTTGATTGCAGGCGCAGCAGGTCATCCTGATAGCCCTCAGAACTTCTTTAAGGTTATTGGTATCGACCCAGCTATGTCAGGAGACACAGCAGCTGTCGCTTATGCAATAGACCGCAGGACACATAAACGCTACATCATGGATGTTCACATCATGACGGCTCCTACACCTGCAGCTATTCGCTCTCTTATCAAGGAATGGACAGATGCCTACAAGCCTCAAACGGTTATTGTAGAAAGCAATGCCTTTCAGCTTTTCTTAACTCAAGACGAAGAAATTCGTAACTTCCTGTCAACCAGAGGTATTAACTACAGACCTCATTACACAGGAAACAATAAGCAAGACCCCGAGTTTGGCGTAGCCTCACTCGCACCGTTGTTTGGCTCTGTTACTAAACGTGATGGAGTTATGAACAATTACAAACATGCTGGCGATAACTTAATCGAATTGCCAGATTCTTCAAAGAACGAGCATGTCAAGAAACTTATCGAGCAACTTGTAACCTGGCAACCAGGTAAGCAAGGCAAGCAGTTAAAGATGGACGCCGTAATGGCTCTCTGGTTCTGCGAGATCGTAGCTCGTGAGACTCTCATGACATCGTCCAATATGACTAACTTCCTCAATAATCAATACACACCACGTGGAGATATTGAAAGTCGTTACATCATCAACCTAGATGACCTTGCTGCAGCTCAGCAAACTGTGAGATTGTGATATTAATGAAAGAACTAGTAACAGCATTTGAGGCTTTAAAAGTCCGTAATGCCGAGCGCGATAAGCGCATGCGCGAGGTTTCGCTTGTAAGAGCGGGAGCAGCCGAGCAAGTCTTTCCTGGTCTATTTCCAGAAGGTGTTTGGTCTCGACCAATCATTGCTAACCTCATCGACGTTGTTGCTCGAGATCTCTCTGAGCAGATTGGCGTTCTTCCTACCATTACAGCTGCTGGCGATTCATCACTAGATGATAACCAGCGTACTAAGGCAGACAAGCGTACGAAGATAGCTAACTACTATGTCGCTGCTTCACGTCTTGGTACGGAGCTTCTGCGTGGCGCAGATCAGTTGATCACTTACGGTTTCGTCCCACTACGTGTCGAACCAAACTTTAAAGATAAAAGACCACACATCCATGTTGAGAATTCAATGGGTGCTTATTTTGATATTGATCGCTTCGGTGTTGTAAACACCTACGCTCGTCTATACCATCGTAAGGCTGGCGATCTTGCTGCTAGCTTCCCTGAAGTAGCAGATCAAATCCTTCAGACATCTACATTCGGTCAACGCACCGATAGCAACTCACTACTTCAGGTAGTTCGTTGGATTGATAAAGATAAAACCATTCTCTTTTTACCAGAACGCAATGGAGCAGTACTTGCACAAACACCCAACAAGCTCGGTAAAGTACCAGTTGCGATTGCTTTCCGTCCTTCACTGGATGGTGAACAACGGGGACAATTCGACGATGTACTACCAGTCTACGCAGCGAAAGCGCGTCTTGCGCTCCTTACGATGGAAGCTGTTCAAAAATCTGTTGAAGCTCCTTTGGCATTGCCTACTGACGTTACTCAGCTTACCGTCGGTCCTGATAGTGTCATTCGTTCGAACTCTCCTGAAAAGATTCGTCGTGTAAATCTCGACGTACCACAGTTTGCATTTGCAGAGAACAATGTTCTAGCAGATGAAATGAAACTTGGAACACGCTTCCCTCAAGCACGTGCGGGACAAGCGGAAGGCTCAGTAGTTACAGGTCAAGGCGTAAAGGCTTTGATGGCTGGGTATGACTCACAAGTTAAAATTTCGCAATCTATTCTTGGTGAAGCAATCGGTCAGGTTGTTTCTCTTTGCTACGCAACTGACGAAATTTACTTCCCTGAATTAACTAGAGAAGTTTCAGCTACTGCCAATGGCGTACCTTACAAGTTAAAGTACAAACCATCTTCAGACATCAATGGTAACTACGGTGTTACTGTTGAATACGGATTAATGGCGGGGCTAGATCCAAACCGTGCTTTGGTATGGGGCTTACAAGCTCGTGGAGATAAGTTAATTTCACGTGGCATGCTACGTCGCAACCTTCCAATTTCGCTCAACGCTGGAGAAGAAGAGCGGGCAATTGACATCGAAGAGATGCGTGACAGCCTTAAGGCTTCTGTGTCTCAACTTGCTGCTGCGATTCCACAAATGGTTTCGCAAGGTCAAGATCCGATGCAAGTTGTTGAAAAGATGGCTAGCGTTATTAACGATCGCAAGAAGGGCGTACCGCTCGAGGATGCAGTTAGTAATGCGTTCAAGCCAAAACCAGCACCCACACCAGCACCTGGCGCACAAGCACCAGAGTCTGAAATGCCTGGCATGCCAGGTGAACCACCTATGGGTGGTGGACAAGCACCACAAATGCCACAGGGTAGACCTCCTATGCAAGAACTTCTTGCTGGTCTAACAGGTGGCGGTAACCCCAATCTATCGGCGAGAGTAACTCGCCAGATCCCAGCATAAGGAGAAACAATGTTCGGAAAGCAAGGAAAGCCAGCTAAGGCAATCATGGGCGCAACAACTGTAACACCAAAGGGTAAGCCTGGCGGTAAGGCAATGGGCGCAGGAAACGTCAAGCAGGGCATTATCGTAAAAGGTATTAAGGGCAACAAGAACAAGCTTAAGTAAAGGATAACCATGGCAGCCAAGAAACCAAAAGCTCCAAAGAAGTTTAAGCAGGCTCGTTCGGCTGCCAAGGCTGATGCTAAGGCAGCGTTTAGCGGTAAGGTTCAGGCACGTCGTAAGGACATCACAGGTAAGTTAACTGCTGAAGATAAGCAAGTTCTCCGTGAGGTATCTAAAGAATCACGTGCTGGAGTCATTACTGGTCCAGACGGTAAGTCAATTAACGTTGGCAAGCCAACAGAGACTGCAGCAGAAAGATTTGACCGTGAAGGTCGCCAAGCTCGTGAAAAGTTTAGAGCTCAGATGCGAGAAGAAGGTCTATATCCACCAGAGAAAGGTGCTACACCATCAACACCAAAGTCTGCACCGAAAGCTGCTCCTGCGAAAGCAGTCAAGAAAGCCGCATCAAAACCAACGGCAGCAAAGACTGCTGCGAAGCCAGCTGCAAAACCAGCTGCCAAGCCTGCAACTAAAGGATACGCAGCAGGTAAAGAACTTAATGCTGCTGGTAAGGCTCGTTACGATGAACTTATCAAGCAAGGCGTAAAGCCAAAGTCTGCAATGAACAAGGCTTTGTTTGCTCAAGAAAAAGCTGCTGGCAAGCCAGCAGAAAAGCCTTCAGCATACAAAGCAGCACGTGATGCGGGAAAGACACCAGCAGAGGCTGCTAAGTCAGCTAACCCAAAGTTGTTTAAAGAACCTACATCAAAGGCAGTTGAAGTATCAAAGCCTAAGTATGTTCAATCAACACGCACCAATGCACCTTCAACATCTAAGGAAGTTGCTGTGCGTCCAAAAGCTGGAGAAGTTGCATCAACTCGTGTTGAAGCAAAGCCAGTTGCTTCAGTTGCCGATAAGGTAAAGAAGTTTGGAAGAACAAAGAAGTTTGCTAAGGGTGCTGTAGTAACATCACTTGCAGCAGAAGCCGTATCTGCAGTTAAAGGTTCAACCGAAAAAGACTTTAAAGAGATTCAGCGTCTTGAGAATAAGTACGCTGCTCTTAAGGGTCAAGCTCCTAAGTATAAGAACATGGGAAGCAACAAGAACCCAATCTCTGCAATGAAGGGCGATGCAGCAAACCTTGCATCTCTTGCAACATTTGGTCTTGTTGGTAAGACACGTCGTGAGCGTATGGATGAACTCAACGCAAAGATTGCTAAGTTGCAAGCTAAGAAAGATAAGGCAGCAACTACTGCAAAGCCAACAGTTAAGCCAGCAACATCAACAAATGCTTCTGGCAAGAAGGTTATTGCACCATCGCATATGTCATCATCTAAAGCAAATATTAATATTGCAGCAGGTGGTACAACATCTAAGCCAGCTCAAGGTTCTACATACAGTGTAACCAAGGGCGATACTCTTTCAGGTATCGCAAAGGCAGCGGGTGTAACTCTTGATGACATCCACACAGCAAACCCAATCTTTAAAAAGAATGCCAAGTACAAGCAAGGCAACATGATCTGGTCAGGAACAAAGGTCAAGATCCCTACAATTAAGAAATAGGTAACTTATGTCAATGATGCAACCAAACCCTGGAGCGGTTGCTGGACCAGGTAAGCTGACTAAGCGTACTGACCTTCCACCAAAGCAGGGGATAAAGCGTTTGCCTAACCCTGCTTATGGTGAGCAACAGCAATTTATGCAGCAAGAAGCTGCAGCACCAATGGCTAAAACACCTAATCCAATGGCTAACGTCGTTCCATTAAGTGCGCCAACAGGACGTCCTAATGAACCAGTAACTGCTGGTGTCGACGCTGGTCCAGGACCAGGTCGAGACATCCTTGGAATGCAAAGCCCAATTGATGTTCAATTGCAAGATCTTTCTACTATTGCTAAATACATGCCATTAATGGCGCAATTCGCGGATTCTCCACAATCAAGTGGAACTATGAAAGCATTTGTTAACTACCTACGGAGTCAGACTGAATGAAAGTTCTTAAGAAGTTCGAGCAAAATCTCGAATTCTTGGGATTCGATATGGCTCCAGTTGCTTGGGATTTAGCCCGATTACCTTTCGAGTCCGACGCTGATCGTATTTCATTACTACAGGAGTTGACGACTCGAGAGGAGGCTGCACCAAATGGCGGACAACAAGCTTGATTGGTCTGTATGGAACAGCCAAATTTCACAGACAGCACCAGGACCTACCTTTAGCAAGGTAGAAAACTTTCAGAAGCAAACATTTGCTAACGACAAAGTTGGTGGCATTGAAAAAGCTATTGTTCCTAAAGTAGCAGGTGCTATAAAGGCGGGTCAAAAGAACTCTGTAACTGGATTCTTTTTGAATCCAGCGTTACGCGTAATGGAAAACCTTAACAAGCGCGTTATTCAACCTGTTACTCAAGGTATATCTACTGGCGTTCTTACCGTAGAAGCAATGAAACAGCACCCACATGAAGGCATTAGTGGAGTTGCTAAGAGTTTTAAGTTTGCAAAAGAACAAGCCAAGAAGATTTCAATGGGTCAAGCAGTTGCAACAACTGTTGGTCAAGGTCTTGGCTTTCTTCCAGATCAAATCACACCAAAGTTTGCTGATAAGAACTTTGACATCTTTGATGATGTGCAAAGAAACAAAGCATTCCGTGATGAATGGACTGGAATCATTGCATCAGGCGGTACTGATCTAGCAATTGCTGCGCTTGGAACTAAGGGCGTAGGTTCTGCAACCAAAGCTGCAACAACAAAAGTTGTAGGCGCAAAGAAGATCGTCACAATCAAAGACATGAACACCTTTAAAGCTAAGGCTGACGAGGCTGTTGCATGGGCAGAAGCTAAAGATGGTACTCCAGCACCGTCAGGACTTGCAGTCCTGATTGACGATGCTGTTAAAGAGACAAATCTAACCAAGCTTGCTAGCAATCCTTTGGTTTCTGAGACATCTAACCCTGGTCGTACAGCAACAATCCTTTCTCGTCTTGATAATCATGCTGACGTAGCAAATTATCTTAAGGCTGAACGTGGAGATGCTCAGGCATTTGATGCTTTATTTAAATCAAAGCCATTAGTTGCTGACCATCTTGATAATTATGGTATTAATAAGTTTGATCCAATTGATGATTGGTCAAAGATTCACCTAGATACTCTTGAGCCAAATATGACTGCGCGTTATCAAGCAATCATTGATGGAAAGAAAGCATCGGATCCTAAATTTGCTGCAGCACTTGACGATTTTAAGTCAAAGGTTACAAGCGGTGTGGTAGAAAGTTACCAGCCTGGACGTTTTGGTGCGCTAGAAAACATTGGTCTTCAGAAAAAGAAGCTTGCTTTGCAAGCAAAGTATGGAGATGTAAAGTTATTTGGCAAAGATGGTGGAGAAGGTTGGAAGACTCAGGTCTACCAGTCAGAAGCGTACGATCGTGCCGTCAGATTAATTTCATGGGCTGGATCAGGTCGACCACAAGGTCATATTAATATTTCAAACCCACGTAAGTTCGAAGCTTCTTCTGATCTTCTATCAGATTTGAACCGCTTACGCATGCTTCGTACACCAGAAGGTATGAAGTTCAAGCGCGACCAAGTAGAAAAGTTTATGGCTGCACAAGATGACACACAACGTGCCATTGCATTAGCCAACATTGAAAAGAATGTCATGACATACATGGCTAATCACTACAAGGTGTCAGCCGTTGGTGACATTCGTACATCAAAAGAAGCCGTTGACCAGATTACACGCTGGCACGTAGGAACTTCTCAACGTCGTCAGACTCTTCAACAGTACGCTGTTAAGAATGGTTTGATCCCTGATGAAGATGGTGTACTGAACGTATCTAACTTCTGGTCTGTATCTAATGAAGCACAGACAGTTCCAATGCTTGACTTTGGTCGCCTTGAGAATGAAGTTATTCGAAACGTAGATCGTCTTGCTAAGGGTGTATCACCAATTGCAAGAGAAGATCTCAACATGGCAAAACTTTCTCAAGCTGCCATGGGCGTAGGTTCATTCTTAGATACAGCCAACATGGTGTTTAATAACTTGAACTTGCTTCGTTTTGCATACATTCCTAAGAACTCAATGGTTGATCCATTTGCTCGTGGTTCTATGGCTATGGAATCTACAGAACTTATCGGTAATGCAGTTCCAGGTGTAAAGAACATTATCCATAATCAATCACTACGCAACGAATCGCTAAAGCGATACGTTCCTGGTACTGCTGGTGCAGCTGCACGTCGTGCAGAAAAAGACATCATGAAGCAGATGGATATTCTTGGAGCAGATCTTAATAAAGCAATTCTTCCGTGGGAAGATGCACAAAAGACTTTTGACCAAGCTGAGAAAGCTTGGCAAGCAGCTCGCAATACACAGGCTAAGGCTGCAGCAGCAGCTCAAAAAGCTAGCGGTTCAGCTAAAGCTTCCGCAGAAGCTGCAATGCACCAAGCAGATTATGCTCTTTATGAAGCACAAAAACTTTTTTATGAGGCAGAGAATCAGCTTGCACGTACAGGTGAGCGAGTGCAGGGTATTTCAACTGTAATCGAAAAGCACCGAGCTAAGATTAAAGACAGTGCCATCTATCAAGGAAAGCTTGCTCAGCGCAAACACCTTGGTCAAGATGCCGAAACAATTACAGTTAACGGTAAAGAATATAAGATTGCTGGTCTTGCTGATCCAAACATCCGTGGTGCAAATGCATACATGTCTGAAGTTGATTCAGCCCAGAACTTCTATAGCACTGCTATGCAGTCTGAGTATGGTCGTCGTCTTCGTGCAGAAGGTTCACGATTTGTAACCATTCGTCGTTCAGAAGGCAAGCCTTATTGGAACGCATTGGCTCATATTGCTAACCGACAGATTCGTAACGAACTTGACATGCCACTAGGCATGATCATGCGCGGTGAGTCAGATCAATCTGTTCTTAAGTGGTTATACACTGGGGATGCTGGAAAAGAATATCGTCGTCGTATGTCATCTCGTGCTGGTCATGAGTTAAGCCAAGACGAATACTCTGCATGGATTGCACAAACAGGAGACAAACTTCGCTCCATGTATCCAAGCCAAGAATTACGTGATGTAATTCTTGAGCGTCCAGTAACCGTACAGGAAGTAGAAACACTTCTCAAGAATCGTCCAGATCTTCCTGAAACAATTGATGGACCAAACATCAATCTTAATGATCTTAATAAGTACGAACGTGCAGTTGCTGGAGTAACTGGAGTTCTTGATGCAGGATGGAAGATTCTATCTGCGACCGAAACTCGTATGGTTCGCAACCCAATGTTCTTATCTTATACTCGAGATGAGTTAAAGACTTTAATTAACGCAGCACAACGTTCTGGCATGGATGTAACCGACGCAGTTGTCAATAATCAACTACGTCAGATCGCATACCGAAATGCGTTGACACGTGTGGAACAAACGCTTTATTCATCACGTCGCCTTACCAATGGTATGTACGCAGCGCGTTATGCAATGAGCTTCCCACTTGCTTTCTTTAATAGCCAGGCAGTTGCTTTGCGACTTATGGCTAAAAACCCAATGAATGCTTATTGGTATAACAGCGTAGCTAATGGTCTTGCTAATTTTAATCCCTACGAGGATAAAGATGGCAACACATACAGCAGCATGGCTGATGTCCCAGCTGGAACACAAGTAAGCATTAAGTACCCAATTCCTTTTGGAAACAACCTTCCAGGTTGGGCAAAGGATGCGTTACTTCCCTACACTGATAAGCGCGGTGGTGGTCTTAAGTGGAATCCAAAGCAGATGGAGTTCATGGTTGCTGATCCAAGCGTGTCTTGGTTTGGAACTGTTGGAATTTCAGAAGTAGTTAAGAATGGATTCTCTTTGCCAGGCGGACTATGGTCTATGCATGGTGAAGATATTTCTAAGAACTTACGCAACTTCTTTGGTGATGATGTTTATACCAACAGTATTCTTTATGGTGGATATCCAACTGAAGGAAAGAACTTAATTGAAACTGTAAAGAATACAGTTGTTCCTAGCTATCTTCAGTCTTTAGTTGATTCTGGCAAGATGCTTCCTGGTATCAAGCAAGTGCTTGATGCAATTGGCGTAGGCAAAAGCGATCGATTTGTTGATGAAGTCTTTACAAACTTCCGAGTTGCATACTCACAATGGGATCGTGAAGGACGTATTGGAGAACCTCCAACTATGGAGATGGCAGCCAAAGCTGCTGGCAATATGTCATTCATCCGTGCTGTGACTCAGTTCTTTGCACCAATTGCAACTACATTTGATCCAGTAACTCGTGCAGCTACAGAGTATTACGCCATGCTTCTTAAAGAAAACGGCGGAGATTACAACAAGGCTGAGCAGCAAATGGCTGCTGAGTGGGGTATTGACTCTATTGCTTTGATTGGTTCAAACCAAAAAAATATTGCTGGTGTTGCAGCAACATACGATGACATCAAGATGCTTCGTAACAACCCAGAGATTCTTACAAAGCTTGGTCGATCTAATCCTAAGTATGCACAGATGTTATCTGCTGGATACGGAGATATTGCAACTGATTATTCAACTGAGATTGCAGCAATCTATAAGAGTCTTAACTATCCAGGATCTTTGACACCACTTACAACCAAGAAGACAGACATTGAACTTCGTCAAGAAGTCGAAGCGCGTCGTGGTTGGGCTGACTGGAATAAAGTAGCTAACTGGCGTGACTCAATGATGTATCAATATGGCATTAAGTCAACATCAGAAGTTCGCTACAAAACAACTGGTATTGCGGATGAAGTTGAAAGAATGACAAATGCAATCATTGATCAGTTCCCAGGATGGGAAACTGATCGCAATGGTGCTCGTAAAGACTTTGAAAAGCAGACATTGCCAGCAATCATTCAGATTGCAAATGATCCAAAGTGGAGAGCTCATGCTGATAAGCAGGGCGTCAAGTGGCAAGAGATTGCCTACTGGGCTTCACAAGCTCAAAAGTTCTACGACTTATATAACACAAATATGAACAGCCCTCAGCGTCAATACGACCTTAAGGCTCAGTTCTCTCAATTCCATTACAACTATGTGCAGTATGCATCTGATGAGTTCGGAGCATTTGCTAAACGTTGGTTGGATCAAGCGATGCCCGAGTTAGATACAGGAAAGGTAGTTGGATAATGGCTTCACCTAAACCAACAACAACGCCAAAACCAAAGGCGACAACAGCTCCAAAGCCAACACCTAAGCCAACTGTTAAGCCAAAGGTAACTCCTAAGCCAACAGTAACACCTAAGCCAAAGGCAACTTCTACATCTAAGACTTCTTCTAAAACAACAAGCAAGTCTACTTCAGATCCAAACCCATCGTTTAATCCAACTATTTCAACTATTCAACTTCCTGGAGTTCAACGCGGTGCTTCACCAGATGAAGCAAAGTCTTGGTTTAAATTTCTTAAGACTAACAATCCCGCTTTGTATAAGGAAATTACTGGCAATTTAATTAAACTTGGTATTCCAGAAAAGAAATGGCAGTCAGCATGGAATGATGCTGTTGATTGGACACAGTCTTTAGGATCTAATGCTTCAAGCAATCCAACAGATTACTTCTCATTGATGCAACCATCTGACTATGCGTCAGCTGCAACTGCATCTAAGTACGGAACAAGCGTAAGCAATACATCTACTGTTACACAGTACAGCGCATCTGATGCTGGCAATACTATTAACAAGAAGATAAAGAGCGAGCTTGGTCGTGAAGCCTCTTCTGCTGAAACAGCAGCATACCTTAAGGCTGCTAATGCAAAAGCTAAATTGGAACCAGCTACTTATAACTCAACCACTACAACGGTTGCTGGCAAAGCCACACCTGTTGGTGGCAAGGGAACTACAGCAGCAGATGTAAGTAATACATCTGCTGTATCAACCACTGGCTTTGACCCAGAATTATTTGCACAGAACTTTGCTCGCAGTCTTCCAGACTACGCAGAGTCATTTGCTGCAAAAGATTTCTTAAAGATAGTTGACGGTCTTATCGGACCTGATCGTACAGCGATTGGCAAGGTAGTACAGTAATGGCATACATTGTTAAAAAGGGTGACACCCTAAGTTCTATTGCTAAGGCTAACAACACAACTGTTTCTGCTTTGAAGAAAGCTAACCCAACTCTTACCACCAATCCAAAGTACAACGGTGGAAGCACAATATTTTCTGGCACAAAGATTAATTTAACTCCAGCAAAGTCTACAGCTAAGACATCATCAACTACATTTAGCCAGCCAATGACCATCGCTGGTCAGGTATATAAGCCAGCCGATACAACAACTAACCCAACTAATCCTACTAACCCTACTAATCCAAGTACTCCGACAAATCCTTTGGATACAAATGGGGATGGAAATCCATACAATGATGGAACTCCATATGTAGCACCTGGTTCACAAGTACCAGATTCATCTGGTCTAAGTACATCTACTCCACAAACTAAAGATACTTTTTCTTTGGCTCAACTTGCAAAGCAATATGGTATTGCTGCAGCAATCATTGCAAACAACCCATCACTTAAGGCTGCGCTAGAGCGCATCCTTGGTGCTAATGGTCAACCAATGATTACAGACCCTTACCTACAAGAACAGGTCATTAAGGAATCTTCTTGGTGGCGTGATCAAACAGATAAGCAGCGTCAGTATGAGTTTGCTCGTGAGACAAACCCAGGACAATTTGCTGCAGACTTGCAAGCAAATGCCAGCTCTATTGTTAGTAAGTTTTCTGCTGCTGGTTTAAAGATTACAGCGCAAGATGCAATTAAATACGCAGAGCAAATGATGCAGCAATCTGTTATTAAAGACGGCAAGGTTGTTTCATATGATGCTAAATACCTACAGGGTCTTATGGCTTCAGCAATTGACTTCACACATACTGGTGCTATTAATACAGACCAGAAGGTTGTATACACAAACCTTAGCGGAAGTCTTTCTACATTAGCTTCAAGTTTATATAAGCAAGCATGGGATTACGGCTTCCCACAGACTATGTCTAATGATGGGTTTACTAGTTGGTTTGAGAACAGCATGAAGGGTCTTACCGCTGGAACATTAAACCCAGAAGATGTAGATAATCAACTACAGAAGAGAGCAAAGTCATTTGCTCCTGGTCTTTCAAACCTTATTGATCAAGGTCAAACACTGCGTCAAGCAGCTGATCCTTGGTTAAGTGCTATTGCTGATACATGGGAAATGAATGTTAACCAAGTTGATCTCAATGATTCAACTGTTCAGCAGGTGCTAAACCAGACAGATGAAAAAGGAAATGTTCGTCCAATTAACTTATACGATGCTAAGAAGATGGCACGTCGTAGCGATAAGTGGGACATGACACAAAATGCCAAAGAAGAAAAGACGAGGGTTGCCTCATCTATTCTCAAAGACTTCGGATTCTTGGGGTAACGCATGTACGATTATACAGGTGGTGGCTCAGCTACTAGTCTTTCAGATGCACTTGCAAGTTTTAAAGCAGCAGAACGCGCAACCGCGCCAGCTGCTACTGGATATGATGCGCTAAGCGACGCTGCTTTAGCCAAGGAGGTTGCAAGCCTTCAGGCTATGCAGAAGCAATCACCAGGTAACTGGCGTGTCGGTGAAGAACTTAGCATGGCTAAGCTTGCTCAAGATAATAGGCAATCAACTACTTATACTGCAACAAACGATAATACAACAGTCACAACACCATTTGATACTGGGACTTCGGAGCCAGATGTTTCTGGTTCAGATGGAAAAATTCTTGGTGAGAACAATACAACTGTTGATAATAATGTAGATACTACTGATACCAGTACTAATACAAATATTAATACAAGCACTAACACCAATACGGACACAAATACCAATACAAACACCAACACAAATAAAGATGCTTCTGGAACTGATCTATTCACAAATCCAAATCTAAGTCCTGGTGCTGGTGGTAAAGGTGCAGAAACTGCAGCGACTACTGCTATCCAAGAAGAGATCAAAAGACTAACTGATCAAATCGCAAGCATGACAGCTAACGCAGCAGCGGAAGCTGCTAAGCCAAAGGCTATTGGCGTTAAGACTGTACGTAAAACTGGTGGTGTCGTTGAGACAGTTGAAGTTATGTCAGATGGATCTCAAGGCAAAGTCATTGATTCATATACAGACTTTGGTGCTAAAGATTCAGTAATGAAGATGTTTGAGAATACTGGTCTTGGTGCTAACTTTATTAAGTCACTAAGCGACACCATCGATAAGGTATATCAAGAAAACATTATGCCTACCGACCAGCAAATTCTCAACAGTGTCTACACAAGCGATGCTTATAAGCAACGCTTTGCTGCTAATGAAGAGATCCGCAAGCGTATGGCTAACGGTGAAGGTCGTCCTGGCGACAAGCTCCTTACTCCTTATGAGTATATTCAAACAGAGCAGACATATCGCGACATCATGACCGAGGCAGGTTTGCCTACTGGTTTCTATGACAACCAAGATGATTTCACAAAGCTTATTTCAAATAGCATTAGTGCAAGTGAATTAACTAGCCGTGTCAATATTGCAAAGCAAGCTTTGCAGAATGCAGACCAGGCAACAGTAGATGCACTTAAGAACTACTACGGTTGGACTACATCAGATCTAACGGCATACCTGCTTGATAGTGAGAAAGCATTCAACCTTGTTGATTCTCGATTCAAGTACACAACAGAACAAGCTAAAGAAATTTACGGTTCTGCTGAAATCGGTGGTGCTGCACAACGTGCAGGCGGTTCACTTAATGCTGGCGGTATGGCTGATAAAGCATTTGCCGAAGAGATCTATAAGTCAGGTAAAGCAGGCAGTGCTGAACAAGCATTCCAATCTGCTGCAAGAGATCGTGGCGATTACTCAAGACTTCTTGGTCTTGCTGGTCAAACTGCTGGAGAACAAGATCTTGCTCGTGAGCAACTAGGTCTTGCAGGTGGAACTGACGTAGCACTTAATACAAGAAAGCTTGCATCGCAAGAACGCGCTCGCTTCAAGCAACAGTCAGCAATTAGCAATACGTCTCTGCTTAAGGGACGTAAGCAAAAGTCTGACGTATAACTAATCTCCGTCCCAGATCGGTCAGCCCTGGTGACGTGTATAAGTCTGATAGTCACTACATCCATGAACTGGTTCCCCTACCAGGGATTGAGCGTGGTGCAAACCCGATGAGGGTTAACTACTAATAGGGAGAAAAAGCAATGGCAGAATACACAGAGTACGACTTCGAAGACGATAACGATGAATTCGAAAGCGGTACTGACTTACTCAAGAAACTACGCAAGCAGGTAAGTGTTCTTTCCAAGGAACTCAAGGAAAGAGATCAAATGATTGCGGAGTTCCAAACATATAGTCACGAGGCTTCAATCGGAGAAATCCTTGAAGGATACGGACTCAATCCAAAGATCGCTAAGTTTATTCCATCAGACGTCGAAGCTGACGAAGATGCGGTGGCTGAATGGTTAAACGAATACGGCGATGCCTTTGGCATATCTGCCGTTGATGATTCAGGGTCGGCACAGATCGACGCTGACGCTCAACTACATGAGCAAATTTCAGACTTCGAATCAGGCGGAATAGATCCTTTCGTCGGTGCAGATTTGGCTAGCAGAATTGCTAACGCTTCTTCACCAGAGGATCTTGCAAACCTACTTCGTGGCTGATCGTCCACATCAACCCTAATAGAAGGAAATCATGCCTACTACACCAGTAACATCAACAACGACATCAACGATGTCGAACTTGATCCAGACGGCGTATGACAAGTACATTGAGTTTAACCTTCGTTCAGAACCAATGTTCCGCAAGTTTGCGGACAAGCGTCCTGTCGATGTAACAAACCCAGGTAACACTGTTGTATTCCAGGTCTACACAGATTTGTCTCGTGCTACAACAGCATTGACACAGACTGCGGATCCAGATGCAGTAACACTAAACAACACAAACAAGGTTCAAGTTACAGTTAACGAATACGGTAACTCAGTAATCACAACTGAACGCCTTGCTTTGGAATCTCTATCAGCAATCGATCCAGCAGTTGCAGACATGTTGTCATTCAACATGCGTGACTCACTGGATTCACTTGCATGGCAGACATTGACTGGTCTTGCAACTGGTCGTTTCACAGGTACAACTTCAGCTGACGAATCAACCGTCAACGGACAGGATGTATCTGCATCAACAACAGCACCATACCTAACAGCAGCTCTTGCTCGTAAGGGTGTTGCGAAGCTTCGTGGCGCATCAGTGCAGCCACGTGACGGTGGTTTCTACACCGCACTAATCCACCCAGATGTTTCATACGATATTCGTTCAGAAGCATCTTCAAACGGTTCTGCTGTTTGGCAGCAACCACACACCTACACAGAAGCTGGCGTAGGTTCACAGTGGGTTGGCGAGATCGGTATCTACGATCAGGTTCGCTACATCGAAACACCACGTGCTGAGTCACTCTCAGGTACAGGTGCTAACAAGATCTACAAGACAGTTCTTCTTGGAAAGCAGGCTCTTATCGAGGCTGTCTCTTACGAGCCAAAGACTGTTATCGGTCCTGTTACAGATAAGTTGATGCGCTTCCGCCCAGCGGGCTGGAAGGGACTTCTTGGATGGAACATCTTCCGTCCAGAAGCACGTTACGTAATCACATCCAAGTCAAGCATCGCGTCTTAATTTGGCAGAGGGGGGCGGGCAACCGCCCCTCTCTACACGTAGGTCAATCCAACTATTAAAGGGGTAACACAATGGCACTAGAGAAGTACGCGTCAATGGCTGCAATGAAGAAGCACGAAAAAGGCGAAGGCAAGAAGATGGCAGCTAAAGAAGACAAGATGGGCATCAAGGATGTTGTTGCTGGTAAGTCAAAGGCACACAAAGAAATGATGTTCAAAAAGAAGACAGCAAAGAAGAAGTAAATGGCTGTCAATAAAGTAAACAAAGTAATGAAAGAGTTTAAAGCTGGATCATTACATTCTGGTTCCAAGAAGGGACCAGCTGTTAAGTCTCGTAAGCAAGCTATTGCTATCGCGCTAAGCGAAGCAGGCAAGGCTAAAAAGAAAGGCAAGTAAATGGATCCACGCCTTAAGAGGGCTGGCGTTACTGGTTTTAATCAACCAAAAGCAACACCTTCTCATCCAACAAAGTCTCATGTTGTTGTCGCCAAATCTGGTTCACAAGTAAAGACTATTCGTTTTGGACAACAGGGCGTATCGGGTTCACCAAAGAAAGCTGGCGAAACCAAAGCGTATCGTCAACGTCGTCAATCTTTTAAAGCGCGTCACGCAAAGAACATTGCAAAAGGTGTGATGTCAGCAGCCTACTGGGCAGACAAGGTTAAATGGTAATGTCAAAGATATTTCGTGGACCTACTTATAGGTACAAGATTGGTCGACCACACGACCTATGGTTTGTTTCTTATCCAGTTGGCAAGACAGTTGTAAAGAAAGACGGAGCGTGGTCAACCATTATGGTTCCACAAAATAGCGATCTCGCTACATATCAAAGGGTTCTTCGTGGAGGTTATGACAACGTCATAACCGATGCAGAAGCTGCCGAACTTACTGCTGCTGGTTATGGAGATTATATTTTCAATGAGTAACTGTCGATCAGGTTGCCCCACCCAAGACCACGCTAACTGGGGCGAGTGTGCAAGAGATGCCAACCTAAGTGTTGGCAACGCAACCATTGCTGCCACTCTTAAAAAGAATGGCAATGAGTTGAACGCTTATCGAGAAGCACGTAAGCAAGGCATTCAGCCACGTTCGACAAAGATGGCAGACATTCAGCAAGCAGTAAGGCTTTCTGACAAAGTAGGAAAGGCGGTTCAGGCATGACAGCATTAACCAATCTGGTAGACCAGACGATTGCTGAGATCGGTTCATACGTACGCAACCAGGAATCTGTAACCGTAACACTTAGCACTATTGATGAAAATGATTTAACAATTCTTGTAGACGATGCCAAGATGGTTAACCGTGGCATGGTTGAGATTGATGATGAGTTAATCTACGTCAAGGGTGCTAACGCAACTAACGGAACATTGTCCGTTCTCGGAACTGGGTCAAACCCAGTTGGTCGTGGATGGCGTTCAAGCGGTGCAACTAGCCACCCAACTGGATCGCTAGTTCGTAACAACCCACTGTTCCCACGTGACCAAGTACGTCGTGCAATCAACGACACAATCAAGGGAATGCTCTTCCCTGTATTAGAAAATTATACATTTACATTTACTGGTAGCCAGTACGCATACGTACTCCCAGATGATGTAGTAAATATTACTGGAGTATCTTGGGAATTCCCAGACTCTACAAAGGTGTGGGGATTAATTAAACGCTGGCGTCTTGACCGTAACTATTTATATAACGGTGAAACAAAGTCAGCAATTATTCTTAACGAAGCACCAATGCCTGGCAAGCCAGTACGTGTGCAGTACACACGTTATCCAACTGAACTTACAGATGAAGAACTATTGATCGATAGTGGACTACCAGCATCATGCGAAGATGTCGTACGTCTTGGTGCAATGTGGAGACTTCTATCTACTGTTGATCCAGGTAAGGTAACTGCTACCTCTGTATCTGCAGATGCTCTTGACCAACCAGTTGCTGCTGGTGCATCAACTAACGCAGCTAAATATATTTTCCAGCTTTACACAGTTCGTCTTTCAGAAGAAATTGCAAAGCAACAAGCCAACTTCCTTAACACTATCCAGTATCAGAGGTAACTATGCCAACAATATCACGCTACTATAGTTCGACAGCAGCAAAGACAACGCTTGCTAGCCCTATATCGTCATCAGCAACTAGCCTTCAGCTAGCAGCTGCAGCTAATTTGCCTACTCAATACCCCTTCACACTTATTCTTGAAAAGGATACAGCGAATGAAGAAGTCATTGAGATCACTGGTCTTGTTGGAACCTCATACACAATCGGTACTCGTGGTGTAGATGGTTCTGGAGCCAAGGCTCACGCTATCGGTGCTCTTGTAGAGCATGGTGTATCTGCTCGTGACTTTGCGGAATCTCGTTCACATGAGGCGTCAACATCAGCACACGGTGTCACTGGAGATATCGTTGGTACTGGTGGATCACAGACACTTACATCAAAGACTCTTACATCTCCAATCATTAGCGGTTCACCAGTTATTACTGGTTTGTCTAGTGCTGGAATGGTTGACTCATCTGCTGCACCAAAGAACTACGTAGATTCAATTCTTGGTTCTGCTACAGCAGCATCTACTTCAGCAGCTTCGGCTGCTACTTCAGCTGCATCTGCTCTTACCAGTCAGACATCTGCAGCTACTAGCGCATCATCTGCTTTAACAAGTCAAACATCAGCAGCCACATCTGCATCATCTGCATTGACATCACAAACATCAGCAGCGACAAGTGCAAGTTCAGCATTAACATCACAGACCTCTGCTGCTACTAGTGCAAGCTCGGCGTTAACAAGTCAAAGTTCTGCAGCAACTAGTGCAACATCAGCTGCAAACTCGGCAACAACTGCTGCAGCATCAGTGGCGACAATCTCTGGTTTTGCAACTACCGCAACTAACTCTGCGTCAGCTGCTTCAACTTCTGCTGCTTCAGCAGCAACTAGCGCAGCAAGTGCTGCTACATCGGCTTCTACAATGGCAGCAAGCGTAACCGCTGCAGCAACCTCTGCAGCATCCGCAGCAACATCAGCCACTAGTGCAGCCAACAGTGCTACAGCAGCAGCAGCCAGTGCTGCTACCGCTACAACATCTGCAGCAACTGCAATATCAAGTGCAGCGACAGCAGTAACTTCAGCAGCAACAGCAATTTCATCGGCAGCAACAGCAACTACTAGTGCAGCACAAGCTGCTACCAGTGCAACTAGTGCTTTGACTAGCCAAACTTCTGCTGCTACATCAGCTTCATCTGCTGCTGCATCAGCAACTGCGTCTGCAACATCAGCATCAATTGCATTAACAAGCGCATCAGTTGCAACATCTAGTGCAGCAACGGCTGTAACATCTGCTGCTCAAGCAGCAACATCAGCCACATCAGCAGCAACCTCTGCATCTTATGCAGCAACATCTGCAACCTCAGCACAGACATCGGCATCATCCGCTGCCACAACATATACAGCATATGATAATCGATATCTTGGGTCTAAGACTTCTGCTCCAACTGTAGATAACTATGGTGGAGTATTGCTTGTTGGTGCTACATATTGGAATAGCAATCTTAACACCATGTACGCATGGAGTGGTTCTACATGGAATGCTATTTCTTCTACAACGTCTTACTCAGCACCGACTATTGGTTCAACTACAATCGCTTCTGGTACAACATACGGAACAATCACTGGTTTAACTCTTAGTGGTGGATCAGCAACGGCTGATCCTACTACAGCACTTGGTCTTGCAACCAAGCAATATGTTGACGCAGTGACAACAGCAATCAATTTCCATGCACCAGTTATTGCAGCATCTACAACAAACCTTGCAACTACATATAGCAATGGAACTGGTGGAGTTGGGGCAACATTAACTGCAGATACTAATCGTGCATTTAATACACTTGATGGTGCAACGGTATCTGTTGGCGGTCGTGTTCTTATTAAGAACCAAACAAATCAAGCACAAAATGGTATTTATACACTTACAAATAATGGAAGCGTATCTACACCATGGGTATTGACTCGTGCTACCGATAACGATAATAACCCAGCTGGTGAAATAGCTAACGGAGATATCGTATTTGTTCAAGCTGGAACATTAAATATTGGCAAGACATATGTTAATGCTTCTGCAGTTGGATCAATTACTGTCGGAACTACCAACATTGTTTGGTCTGAATTTACAGCATCGCTTCCACCACAAAGTGGCAATGCTGGAAAGTTTTTAACAACAGATGGAACAGCTCCATCTTGGGTGACAGTGGATGCTGCACCACAAATCATGATGCTGATGGGAGCATAAACAATGGCAACGACATATAAAGTGCTGGGGCAGCAAAATCCCTCAGCAGCAACTGCAACAACACTGTATACAGTGCCAGCAAGCACACAGACAGTAGTATCTACTATTTCTGTATGTAACCGAACTGGAGGAGAATTGCTTTTTCGTATTGCTATTCGCCCCGCTGGTGCAACATTATCAAATGAACATTACATTGCATATGATGCAAAAGTTGCTGGAAATGATACAACTTTTATTACAGTTGGAGCAACTCTTGGTGCTGCGGATGTAATTACCGTTTATGCTAATACTGGTTCATTATCCTTTAACGCTTTTGGAAGTGAGATTGCCTAATGTCTGTATCTAAATTAGCCGTTGCTGGAGGAGCAAATGATTTTAATGTTGCTCTTACTGGTGCATATACTGTAATAACATTTACTAAAGAATACTCTGCTGGTGGTTATAGTATTACATCTGCTGCTGGTGATACTTCATTAGATATTTATATTTACAATGCAGATGCAAGTTCTGCTGGATATACCGCTACCAAGTCATTAACCGCATCTAAAGGTTTTAATAAAATGGTTATTCTTGGTGGACAAACTGGAGATTTGCTTTCATTTTCATACAAGCAAACTTACACTTCATCTGCAGAAACTGCAGAAACCACCGCTGGTCCGTATATTACATCATTATCAACAACAAGTTTACCTAATGCATCAAGCACTACTGTTGTTACAGGTGGCAATTTTGCATCAGGAATTACAGGTGTATTTACATCTGCTGGTACAAGCACAACATATACAGCAAGTATTACATATACAAGTGCAACAAGTATTACTGTTGGTAGACCAGGTACATTTCCCTCAGGATATGCACCATATACATTAACTTTAACTAACCCAGGTATTACAAACCCTACTGGTTCAAATGCAAATGTTTACAGTCCAATTAACGCTGGTTCGGCACCAGTTTCTGCATTAAGTTCTAATTCAAATTATACAGTTGGAACTGCTACTTCATTTACCGTGGCAACAGATTCTGATGCTGGAAATACTTTTTCTGCATCAGTTATTTCAGGTACTTTACCTACAGGTCTTACTTTAAACTCAACAACAACAGTTGTAAGTGGAACGCCATCTGCTGCAGGAAGCGGAAGCGTAACATTTGCCGTTACTGATTCTGGTAATAATACAACCAATATAACTACTTTCTTTGTTTCTAGACCTATAATTACTTCAAGTTCAACTGCTAGTAAATATATTAATGGAATTGCTTACAGTTTTACTGTTACAGCAACAGGCAATGGTTCACTTTCTTATGCTGCATCTGGTTTGCCAAGTGGGTTAACAATTAACGCTTCTTCTGGAGTTATTAGCGGAACGCCTAGTGGATATTCTGGAACTTACACCGCAACAGTAACTGTTTCAGATACCTATGGTGGAACTTCTGTTTCACAAACAATTTCGATTGCAGCAGCAACTCAAAATACATCAACATTTACTTCATCAGGAACTTTTACAACACCATCTAGTGTTGTTTCAAGTGCAAAGGCTGTGATTGTTGGTGGTGGTGCTGGTGGTTCATCGGGCGCTGGTGCAGGTGGTTCTGGTGGAGGTGGTGCTGCTGATTACACATCAATAACATTAGCCCCTAGTACGGCTTACACAATAACCGTTGGCGGTGGCGGTTCAAATACTTCTAGTTTTTATACTTTTGGCGGAGCGGGTTCTGCTTCATCTGCTTTTGGTAACACCCAAAATGGTGGTCAACCTGGTGGCTCAGCAGACAGCACTTTAAACGGTGGTTCTTCTGGTAATGGTAATGGTGGCGGTTCTGGAAATGGGCAAACTCACAGTGCTGGTGGTATTGGCGGTGGCGGTGGTGGTGCTGGTGGTGTAGGTGGAAATTACTCTGGTTCTGGTGGTGCTGGTGGTGTGGCGTTTACTTCAACGCTTAGTGGTAGTGCATACGGTGGCGGTTCTGCTGGAACTGTTTATAATAGTAATGGAACTCAAAGTAGCCGTGGTGCTGGTGCAGGAACTAACGGTAATCCTGGAACTGGAAATACTGGTGGTGCAGGTGGTTCATCAGGTGACAGCGCTTATGCTAGTGGTGCAGGTGGTTCTGGCGTTGTTGTTATTTATTACTACACATAATATAAAGGATAAATTATATGTCACATTGGGCAGAAGTAGATTCAAATAATATAGTGCTTCAAGTTCTTGTAGGAGATAATGATTCTCCAGATGAAGGCGAAGCATTTATGAAGTCTTTAAGCGATAACAAATGGATTAAAACTTCCTTTAATACTTTAGGAAATAAACACCTTTTTGGTGGGACTCCACTAAGAGGTAACTATGCACAAGTTGGTGGAACTTATGACCCTGTAGAAGATGTTTTTATTCCAATTAAGCAATGGAAATCATGGACATTAAACAAGGAAACATTGTCTTGGGAACCACCTGTTGCTTATCCTACAGATGGACAAGGTTACATTTGGAACGAAAATTTTGAACGCTGGGATTTAGCAAATATTCAAGGCGCATAAAATAATTATTTACTAATTATTTACTAACACCTGAGCATGTGTTTAAACTGCTCATTTATTATTTCTATCATAAGGAGTCATAGTGGTATCACGCAGTCCCGATATTACCGAGCGCACGATAATTGATTTATCTGGTCGCCTTTCCACATACTATGATTTAAACGGTAATGCCTTTGATGTGGCTCTTGGTGGCTTGCCATTTATTATGGCGGTAACACAGGTGACAATTCAAGCAGTTCACAGTATCAGCCAGCTGGTAACGGTGGTCTTCGCGGTGGTGGTGGTGGTGGAACTAACGATGGTTCAACTGCACCAAACCAATCTGGAGCAGGCGGAAACGGCGGAGTCCGAATTATCTGGGGTACTAATCGCTCATTCCCATCAACAAACGTCGGTCAAAACTACGGCGGAATTACAGAGACAGTGATCTAAGGAGGAAATATGAAAAAAATTGCATTCATTAAAGACGGAATCGTTGGACTTGTTTTGAATACAGATGAATCTCTTTCAGATTCTTTCTTAAATTCAGATGCTCGTCTAGATGTTACCGACAATGCAGATGTATCAGAGGGTTGGTCTTACTCTGATGGCGTATTTACAGCACCAGCAAACTAAGGAGAATTAAATGAACGCATTCAAGGCAGTAGCTTTATCTTGGTTCCGTGCTGCAGCAGCTGCTGCACTAGCACTATACCTATCTGGCGTGACAGATCTTAAGACACTTGCAATGGCAGCGGTAGCTGGCTTTGCTGGTCCTGCTCTTAAGTATCTTGATTCATCAGCGCACGACTTCGGAATTAAAAAGTAATGAGCACCAACGAATGGGCTGGGATCGCTGTTGCGACCACCACAATAGTCGCCAGCTTTGCTGGCTCTGTTCGTTGGTTAGTAAAGCACTACCTCACTGAACTTAAACCGAATTCGGGATCAAGCATGAGAGATTCACTCGATCGTTTAGAACGACGAGTGGATGAACTATTCACAATCGTAGCGGGGAATCATGAGCCAAAGAGAAAAGTTTCTAGAAGTCGCAAAGACTGAACTAGGTACAATCGAAGAAGGTAACAACCTTACCAAGTATGGTGCTTTTACTAAGCACAATGGTCAGCCATGGTGCGGATCATTTGTTATGTGGTGCGCTGCTCAGGTTGGTTTAAAAATTCCTAACTGTGTTTGGACGCCTGGCGGTGTCGAAGGATTCAAGGGCATTGGTCAATGGAGCAATGCTGCAACATCTAAGCCAAAGCCAGGCGACATAGTCTTTTTTGACTTTGTCGAAGGTGGAGCACCAGTGGAACACGTTGGCATTGTCATTAAAGATAATGGTGATGGAACAGTAACAACCATTGAAGGAAACACCAGCCCAGAAAAGAAAGCCAAGGGCAGTCAAGCAAATGGTGGCGAAGTGTGCGAACGCACACGTAGTTACAAGAAAGACAATAAAAAGAAGCTCCCAACATTTATCGTTGGGTTTGGTTCACCTAAGTTCAAAGATTAGTTAGGGGTGTTGCGTGGCAACGACAAACAAATATCTTAAAGGCGATCTGCCTATTGCTATTAGCGCAAGTATTCCTACAGCTCTTGTTCGTTATGAGCGTCAGGATTTTGCTGCCGATTATGCAATCGGTAATACACCTTGGATCTCGGCTGCTTCAGATAACAATCGTATCAGTCGCTTAACAACGACTTACCAGAAGGAACGTATTGACCAGGCATCATCTGCTGGTGAAAACTCTTTATCTAACTGGTGGCTACGTGGTGCTACATCATGGCATCATGGTGAAGGCGAGCGTTACTATGATGCAGACTCAAGCGATCTATATCGTTATTATGAGTCTAACAACGTTGACCCTTGGACACTAGGCGAGTTCAAACTCCTCCCAAAGACTGATCATTTCTCTAACTCATACAGTACTTCAAGCCCACAAACTTCAACCAATGGTACATTTTATATTAGTAACAATTTGGTTTATTTTTATAATGGTGCAACAAATACAACAGCATCAGTATCTCTTGGTAGTGGTGTAATACCACATGTACTTACAACCGATGGTGGTCAAGCACTTGTTGGTGCAAGCAATGGCATTTATGAAGTTACTGAATCACTTGTTGTTACTAAATACTGGAATTCAAGTACAACTACTTGGACAGTGCAAGCTATTGCATATATTAAAGATAGAATTATAGCATGCGTTAAGACAACTGCAGCAACTGACATGATGAAAGTTCTTGAACTTGATCGTAATCCAGCTGGTGTTCCAAAAAATGTTGCCAACTCAAACATTGCATGGACTTACGCAACTACAGATTTAGTATTTAATTCTATTGCTTCATTTCCTGGTGCTATTGTTGTAGCATATACACTTGGTGCTGTATCAAGAGTTCAGGCTTATACATTAACACCTGGTTCATTACTTGCTGGTCTTGATGACCCATACATTATTGCTGAACTTCCACGTGGAGAAACGCTTAATCAAATACGTTCTTATCTAAATGAGTATGTAGTTCTTGCAACAAGTGAAGGTGTTCGCATCGGTAACATTGGATCAGATGGAATCTCTTTTACCTATGGTGCTTTAAATGTCGAAGGTAATGTTAAGGATGTAGCGTTTAACGATTCATACATCTACGCAACACGTGACCTTCAAAGAGATAACACTACTGGTTTATGGCGTATTGATTTAGGAACAACCCTTCTTTCTACTTATGGGTATACATCAACTGCAACTGGCTATGCCTATGCATCTGACTTGTCAATCGATAACAGCTTGCCAACAGGTGTAGCTTTTGTTGGAAGCACAGGTAGAAAAATTATTACATCTGCTACTGGGCTATGGGTTGAGAATGCAACACAACTTGCCACATCGGGATACTTAAAGTCTGGATGGATTCGATTCGGAACTAGTGAGAAGAAACAACCAGTGTCACTGGCACTTCGTTCTATTTTAGATAAGACAGCTAACCCAGATGGGTCTATTGGCTTTACCTTGACAGACCAAGAAGGAAACAACTTGGTTATTGACCGAGTTCCTATTGGCATGACATCAGAAATTTATCTAACTGCAACACTGCAACCATCAGATCACTTTGAAATTACTTACCAGCTCAACGCTGGTGGAACCACAAAAACTAGTGGACCAGTTATTGAGCAGTGGACTTTGCGTGGGTTACCAGCACCATTACGTTCAAGAACAATAACAATTCCATTGCTTTGCTACGAAGATGAAAGAGATTCAAACGGTGTATCCAGAACATCTAAACCATATGACCGTCTCAAATACCTTGAGACTATTGAACAGAATGGTGGCGCGGTTCTCTTTCAAGACTTCTCTACAGGAGAAGAAAGAATCTGTGTTATTAGAGCTATCCAATACGAGCAAGCTGCACCTCCAACTTTTGCGAGGGGCTTCGGAGGAATAGTTACTTTGCAACTACAGACGATTGACCATGAAGAAGCAATTGTTTAATGGTCGATACCAATAAATTAATCACGATAGTTTCACCAGACCAAAGATCAGAACTGGTCACACAAGTACGTGTGGCTCTTAATGTTGCTGGCGATGACCTGCTTGATGCTCCCCTAGCTGAAGTGCTTCGAGGGTTGCAGCATCGCATCGGTATCCCAGCAGTCGGGTGCATCAATCAAGCCACGCTAGATGCGCTCGCAGTTGCTCCACCTGAATGGTAGGGCGAGAAGAGAGGGGGATGAGAAATCATCCCCCTCTTTTTTTATTTTACCTAGTCTTTTCATAGGGCTGCCTAAGCAGCCCATCCCGCCCACCACCCCTCAACCCTATACTATCCTTGGTAAAAATGCACGGTGTGTCGCTACCCACATTACTTGGTTACCTTTGGTAACCTTTGGTTATGATAAATGAACTTCCTCCGCATCGATCTTTTAGCCAGTTATCTACCTGGCAGTCCTGTCCTCAGAAGTATTATCTGAGTAAGGTAGCTATGGTTCCAGAAAAGCCAGCCGTCTATCTGGCTGCTGGTTCCGCCGTCCATTCAATGTTGGAGTGGTTAAACCATGAGCTCTACCGACAGCAATCCACAGGGGATTGATCAACGTGGCGTACCAAGCAATGAGTGTATCAATTGCGGAAGTAACGTCCAAGTTATCAGAGCAGTGTTCTCAGACTACGAGTTAGTTATGTGGTTCTTAGATTCTTTCTGCGCCCAGTGTGGCTCACCAATGACAGCACCAACCCCAGTAGATCACCCAGATTGGAACCCCGATGACTATCGATTTGACAACTAAGTGGGCGGAAGTATTTAATGACGCCGTTCTGGAGACAGAACAGAAGACAGGCATTCCCTCCTCGGAGTGGAAGACTGCAGGACGTAAGACCACCTTACGTCCTGATGGGGAAGATCTGCCCTTTTGGCAGAGCGATGGGCTCAAGCAGGTTGAGGCGTACCATAACTGGTACAAACAATCTGGTTGGCAGATCGCAACAATGCCCGACGGACGTCCTGGAATTGAATGGGCTGCTGATGTATTCTTCGGGGGTACACCAGTACGCATGGTAGTTGATGCGATATACAAGGTAGGGGAAGACCTCGTTATCGTGGACTACAAGACAGGTTCTAGGACTCCGTTCGGTGCAATCCAAGCTGGTCT